TAAAATTAAGGAATAAGATATGGCAGGCATAACAATAAAAGGCGATACAAGTGGTGAGATAACCCTTAATGTCCCAGCAACTGCGGGTTCAAATACAATTACGATACCGGCATCAAGTGGAACTTTGGCTGTAACAAGCCCAGGCGGCGATGCTTCGTTTCCAGGTACAGCGACAGTAGGAACATTATCCGCAACAACAATAACCGCATCAGGCAATATTTCAACCCCATCTGGCACAGTAACAGCATCATCTTTCTCAGGTGACGGATCATCTTTGACAGGTATAGCTGGTGGTTTTTCTAACATGGAAGTATTTACATCTTCAGGAACATGGACTAACCCAGGTAACATTACTAAAGTTAAAGTAACTGTACAAGCTGGTGGCGGTGGTGGTGGAGGAAGAAATCGTGCTCCAGGAGGTGGAGGTGGATGTGCTATTGAAGTAATTCCTTTTCCATCTGCAACTAATGTACCTGTGACTGTTGGTGGAGGAGGTAGTGGTGCTACTTATAATGTAACCACTGGAGGAACAGGAGGTACATCATCATTTGGTGCTTACTGCTCAGCTTCTGGAGGAGGAGGAGGTACTTATGAAACAGGTAATGCTGCAGGTCCAGGTGGAATAGGAGGTAGTGGCTCTGGAGGACAATTAAACATGAAAGGTCAACCAGGATCAATTAATGGTGCTGATAGCCCTGGAGGCAATTCCTATTTAGGTGTAGGAGGTCAATCTCATCCAAACAACGCAGCAGCTGGTCCTAACATAGATGGTTATTTTGGAGGTGGTGGAGGAAATTGGTCTCTACCACAAACACAAGGAGCAGGTGGCTCAGGAATAGTAGTAGTAGAATATTAATTTTTAACTTAGGAGTAAACAAATGGCTAAAAAAGCATTAGTAAGCACTATCGAACCTCGTGGTAAAGATAATGCAGGACATAGAGTATTAGAGGTAGTAGATGCTGCTAATACTTTTGAAACACATACAAATCTACAATGGAAAGACTGTGCAGACACAGTTGAGATGGATAAATATTGGTGGGACCCAGCGACTTCAGCGTTTAAAAAATTACCTGAAGCAGTAGACCAATCTACAGCAGGTGAACTAGCAATGGATACATCAGTAGATCCAGCTGTACCTACAGAACAATATGTATGGGACTGGGACTCAGAAACTTGGTCAAAACAACCGTTATAATAGAACAATAGGAGTAAGACATGGCAGTTAATATTAATGGCGATACCGGTATTGATAAGGTACAACCGGGCACGATAGACTCAGCAGACTTTGGTCCTGGTGTAATTACTGCACCTGCTATAGCGACGAGTGCTGTGACTGCTCCTAAAGTAGCCGGTGCTGATGGTAGCGCTGGACAATTCTTACAATCCGCTGGCGACGGTTCAATGACATGGGCTGCAGCAGGCGGAGGCTTTGCTAACATGGAAGCATTTACTTCTCCAGGTACATGGACTAATCCAGGTAACGTAGAAAAAGTTAAAGTTACTGTAGTTGGTGGTGGAGGAGCAGGTGGTAATGTTGGTAGTATGCCTGCTCCTACAGCTAGTGGTAGAAGTGGTGGTGGTGGCGGCGGTGGTGGTGCAGCCATTGAAATTATTCCTTTCCCAACTGCAACTAATGTAACTGTTACTGTAGGAGGAGCAGGAGGTACATCTTCTTTTGGTGCATATACTTCTGCTACGGGCGGAGCTACAGGTGGAGCTGCCAACACAGCTGGAGCGTTAGGAAATCCTGGTGCAGGCGGAACGGGGTCTGGAGGTAATATAAATTTATCAGGTCAAGACGGGGGTAGATCACTTTTAGGAGCATCATCAGGAGGAGCAGGTGGTAGCAGTTTAATGGGACATGGGGGGCAGCTATATTATTCCCCAGGATTCGCTCCAGTTCCTGGAAGAGCAGGAGTTGAGTACGGAGGAGCAGGAGCAGGAGCAGTCTCAGGTCCTAGTGGCGCCGCTACTGGTGGTGCAGGTTCTTCAGGCATAGTAGTTGTAGAATATTAAAAGTTGCAATAATTTAAAACTAAATATACAATAGAAACTTAATTTATAGAAAGGTTTCTATGCAAGACACGGTAAAGCTATTTGAACAAAATGGCTATGTACACTTAAAAGACTTTTTAGATGACGATAACTGCCGAGAACTTACAGGCATATTAAGAGACTTAGTGGCACAGGGTAAAACAACAAAAGACCCTCAATGTCCTAAGTCTCATGCTATTCATGGCTCCGTTACTTTTGATAAACTTTTAGAAGACCTTCTTCCTCACTTTGAAAAACATTGCGGTAAACGTCTTTACCCAACCTACTCTTATGCAAGACTTTATGAACCAGGTGAAGAACTAAAGATTCATTCTGATCGCCCCGCTTGCGAAATCTCAGCTACAGTAACACTTGGTTGGTCTGGTAAACAATGGGCTATATTCATGGCTGACCCAACAGACAAAGACAGTGAAGCAGAACCTTACAATTCAGAAGGTGACAATGAGTATAAAGGCGTGAAAGCTAAAAACATATCTGCCGTGTGGATGAATATTGGCGATGCGGTTTTATATCGTGGGCAAGAAAAATTACATTGGCGTGAAAAGTTTGAAGGTGAATGGCAGGCTCAAGTATTCTTACATTATGTCGATGCAGATGGACCTCATGCTGAATGGAAATATGATAAACGCGAACAATTAGGTTTATCTAAAACAACAAATGAACAAGGACAAGTTCAACATACAAGACACTTAACAGACTGTGCTGTATTTGAAAACCATGTGACAGATTCTTTTTGTGAAAACTTAATTAACACTTATACACAAGACACAATTAAAAAAGAACCTCCAGTTATTGGTAGCAATAAAGGCACAATAGATAAAAGTATTCGCGATACAGAACGAGTCTTACTCCCACAGAATGTAGGCATAGGTGCAACACTTACAGCAACAGGGTTAAATGCTAACCATTACTGGTGGCAATATACGATTACTCATGCTAATCAAACAGAATTTTTAATCTACAAACCTGATGGACATTACAATCCTCATGTAGATACTTTCCATCAACACGGTCCTGAAACAAGAAAACTAACAGCTTTAGCTATGCTTAATGATGATTTTGAGGGAGGCAAGTTTTTCTTAAATGCAAATGGAACTGTATATTACCCACCACAGAAAAAAGGAACTGTATTAGTATTTCCTAGCTATATGGTACATGGTGTTGAACCTGTTACAAAAGGTGTAAGATATAGTTGTGTAACATGGTTAGTCGGACCCTATTTTAAATAAAGAAAGAGAAAATTATGCAATTTATACAAGTATATGAAAAAGCATTTAGTGATGAGTTTTGTAATCGTGCTATAGAAAATTATAATTTAGCTGAACAAGGCGGTATGACAGTTAATCGTCAAGACCATGATGAATCTCCTAAGACTCAGAAGCAAGATACTGCTACATTCTTACCTCATTTTCCAATGCAACATTCATCTGAAGAACTCATGAATGACTTTAATCGTGTGTTCTGGGGGCATTGTTATAAAGAATATGCAGATCAATTTGATATTTTAAAAACATTTGCTAAGCATAAGTCTTATACAATGAAGATACAAAAGACTCAACCTGGTCAAGGCTATCACATTTGGCACGCAGAGACACTAGATAGAGAAACTTCTAATCGTTTACTCACATGGACTGTATATCTTAATGATGAATTTGAAGCAGGTGAAACAGAGTTTTTGTATCAACACTATAGATACAAGCCACAAAAAGGTGACTGCATTATATTTCCTGCAGCTTACACACATACACACAGAGGAAACCCTCCAATCGGTGGTACTAAATATATCATTACAGGCTGGGTAGAATTTTAAAAAATAATGTATAATATTGCCTATAAGTCAATACTTTTGGGGCAATTAGTTGAAAGATTTTATATGGTATCTTAGCGTTGCTATCGGCGCTGCTTTTTTCTTACTTGTTACTCAATATGTTTTTGCAGTTTTATAGGAGTTTA